GGAACTACCAAGATTCTTGGATGGTTTCGACTTGTTCTTTGTCGCCTACGGGTTCAACATGGTAGCTGAACCACCAGTTTACCTAGTTGAGCATATTGAGTTTTGTCAGATGAAACCAGTTCATCTCGATATGGGATGGATGATGGTTAGAAAACCAATAAGTGTGTTTAAGGATATGATAGCCATATCAACTAGAGGCGTAGCACATTATGACAACTATTTGAAAGATGTCGGCATGTGTGGTCTCTCTCTGTACGCAGCTTGCCCCTTAGTCGGAGTTTTCTACGAAGCTCTGAGTGCCATGGGGAAGGATAGATTAGAGGGCGAGTTACAGGGAGGATTAGCTTACTGGATGAAGCAAGGGGACTTGGAGAAATTGCCGGTTGTTCCTGGCAATTATTCCAATCAAAGTCTCTTGAGTTATTGTAGAGCTTTTGATTTCAATCCTGCGATTGTAGGTGAATTTGAACAACGAGTTAGGTTAGACTTGCTAGACGCTGTTAGCTGGCTGTCGCTCTTGTGTTAAAATGAATAACATAAGTAAGAAAAACAATGCTAGGAACGGGGGACCCGTAAGTACCCCCACAAACAGTCTGGAATTTATCAACACTGGGCATGCAGCTCAGGCGCGGTATTTGGCGGCTATGGCCAACCCATTTGCCTCGCCCGCTGTCCCGATTCCGGATTCGTTCTTGACGGCTCACGTATCGAAGGTTGGGTATGAACTTGCACTTGCAAATTGCGAGTCTATCGTGCTCACCTTTAGGAAGTCGAGCGACGAAGTCACTGGTGACTACGAATGCGCGTTAGAATATTCTGACGGCTTGACTTGGACCACTTTGAAGACCTACTCTTCTGAAGTTGGCGCTCGTCTCGTGTCTGCTGGTATTGCGTTTGAGGATGCCAGTCCTGCTGATTCTATCGGTGGAACTGTCACCTACACGCAATGGAACCAGGCCGGTGATGGCGGACCAATCGAATTTGTCGATAATGATCGTAGGATGGAACGTAACCAGGGTCATGGTGCCATCATTTACCAACTCATGCGTCGCCAGGCGCTTGAGTTTGAAGGTAATGCATGGACCCGGCTCCAAATTACGTTCAGTAATAAGATCACTATCATCGCCAAGTTCGCGGCCATCTTCGAAACGGATGGCGCTCAGGGTTTCACAGAGACTCGAGTGTCGTCCAAAGACTTTCTCATTACTTCATCGTATGACAATCACCATGCTGGTGTGTTTGCAGACACCCCGATGCCAGACTTTGATCATTCCTTACTCCCGCCTAGCCATACCGCCGTCGAAATCGACGGCAATGGCAAGCACCAAGGTGCTTTAGCAGCCGCTGCCCATTGGGTGGCGTCTGCTGCTGGCTGGATCTGGAAGCACAGAGAACCCATTGGGAAAATTGTGAACCGATTACCGAAGTATTACCATGCAGCGGTTAATTACGGTGGATCGATCGTGAGTCACACGGGTCAAATTTTGGCCCTAGGTGCTCGCGCTGCCCCATTGATGTTGGGAGCATAATGCGGCGTTTGCTCATTAAGCTAACGACGTCTTTTGGACGGTGCTTTTGCACGGTTGAGGACGTTAAGGAGTCGACACCTAGTGAAGACGAACCAGACACAAAAGTCCAGTAGCACGCGGCTGGCAATGACCACAGAGTACGGAAGCCCCGGC